TAGAGCAACCGGCTCATAACCGGTATGTCGCAGGTTCGAACCCTGCATGGTCCATTAAAAATAAACTAGAATTGAAGGTGGTGAAGTGGCGAATGAACAAAACTTAATCCCATATGGGAAAGGCAATCGAAGTGAGAGCGAAGAAAGAGAAATGCGTTCAAGGGGTGGAAAAAGAAGTGGTGAGACCAGGCGCAGAAAAGCAGCTCTCAGGGATACAATGAACAGGCTCTTGACGATGCAGGTGGAGGTCGAGGACTTATCAGATATATTACGGTCAGATGGTGGCGAGAGCACCTACGAGGAAGTCATAGCAATGGCTATGATTCAGCAGGCGTCACTGGGGGACGTGAAAGCATATCAGGCAATCATGAAGACCGTCGGACAGACGGGAAGGTCTGAAGCTGATTTAGAAGAACAGAAGATTCGAACAGATAGAGCCAAGAGAGCCAGAGATCAAGAGATTGGTGACACGGACAATCAGGACGAGAATATCCGTGATTTTCTGAAAGCTATGAGACCAACACAGGAAGATTTAGATAATCTGTTTGCTGATGAAGTGGAGGAAGAGGAAGATGCCGAAGGTACAGAAGAAGCCAGCGAAGTTTAAGTTTTCCCCATTTTCTACTCAGCAGCAGAAACTTATGCACTGGTGGAGGCCTCCACTGGTCAGCTCGCAATGCGATTTTGTGGTGGCGGACGGAGCCATCCGATCAGGAAAGACTATAGCCTGCATTATTGGCTTTCTCACTTGGTCGCAGGAGATGTTCGCAGGTCAGTCTTTTATTCTGGCTGGAAAGACAATGGGAGCGCTCAAAAAGAATGTAATTCGACCTATGCTACAGATTCTTGAAGCATGGGGCTGGCCATACAATTACGTGCGCTCCGGAACGGATGCAAGGATTGAGATTGGCACGAATACCTATTACTTGTACGGAGCCAATACAGAAGCAGCACAAGATGCTCTGCAGGGACTTACTGCAGCAGGAGCTTACCTTGATGAAGCAGCGTTATTCCCGAAGAGTTTTGTAGATCAGGCAATCGGACGTTGTTCCGTGGAAGGTGCTAAGATCTGGATGAATTGCAATCCGGCAGGACCACACCATTATATCCGGGAAGAGTATATTCTCCAGGCAAAAAAGAAGAAAGTATATCATCTGCACTTCATGATGACAGATAACCTTACCCTATCACCAAAGGTACTGGAGAGATACCGCAGAGCATGGCCGCATGGCAGTGTATTCTACAAGCGTTTTATTCTTGGAAAATGGGTTGCAGCGGACGGGCTTATATATCAACAGTTTGCGGATCACACGAAAGATTATCTCGTTGACCGGAAGTGGCTTGAGGATAATCAGATTGCGTATGCAGTGATTGGAGTCGATTTCGGAGGCACGAAGTCGGCTCACTCCTTTACACTGACGGGATTCACAAAAGGGTTCAAGCAGGTGGTCGTATTGGATGAGTATTACTGCAAGAAGCGTATCAATCCAAAACAGCTCCAGGACGATTTCATTGATTTTGTCCGGAGGGCGCAATCGAAGTACAAGGTGTATGAAGCATATTGTGACAGTGCAGAGCAGACATTGATATCCGGATTAGAGATGGCTTGCATTCAGGAGCATGTAGTAATCGATATTAAGAATGCAATCAAAGGTCCGATTAATGACCGAATAGCATTCTACAACAGCCTGATAGCTCAGCACAGATGGAAAGTTATGAAGCATTGCGCTCATATCATTGCTGCATTTGAAGAGGCAGTATATGACGAAAAGAAGAAGAACATGGACGTGCGCCTGGACGATGGTGAGATGAATGTTGACAGTCTAGACAGCACGGAATACAGCACTGAGAGTATACAGGACGAAATCATGTATATTGCAGCATAGGAGGTGGAAAACGTGAGAGATAGCACATATAAGAGAGTGAAAGAGTATCTGGTACAGAGAGGATATACAGCAGTACCAGATGAAACATATGACCATATTGATGAATGGCTGGAGTGGTATCAGAACGACGTTGAGAAGTTCCACCGCTATAAGCTATACAATGGAGTCGTAATGACGAACCAGGAGCGTTATAAGTTGGGAATGGCTAAAACAGTCTGTGAGGACTGGGCGAACTTGTTGCTCAATGAGAAGGTGGCTATTAAAGCAGGAAAATACAGTAAGCGTCTGGCAGAAATTTTAAACTATAATAATTTTCGCGTACAAGGAAATCGGCTTATAGAAAAAGCTTTTGCTCTAGGTACAGGAGCTTTCGTGGAGTATCTAAATGCAGATGGTCAGGTGATTATTGATTATATTCGTGCGGATATGATATACCCGCTGTCTTGGGATAATGGGGATATTACAGAGTGTGCGTTTGGAACAGCGAAGATGTTGAACGGAAAAGAAGTCATATATCTGCAGATGCACCGGTTCGGAAAGGTTGACGATGGAGAGAATAGCGACCAGTATTACATCGAAAATGTGTACATCGATGCAAAAAGCGGGAAAGAGATTGAAGCCCCGGAGGATATTGAAGAACTGGTATCTACAGAGAGCGTGGAGCCGCTATTCCAGATTATAACACCGAATATCTGTAATAACATAGATTTGGATAGCCCACTTGGAATATCCGTGTATGCGAATGGAATCGATGAAGTGAAAGGCTGTGATCTTATCTATGACAGCTACATGAACGAGTTCGTCTTAGGTCGAAAACGAATCATGGTGCCAATCAGCATGGCGAGAAGGCAGATGGAGGCGGATGGAATATCTTCTCCGACATTCGACCCGGACGATACGGTGTATTACTTACTCCCAGAAGATAAGAATGGCAATAATCAACTGACCGAAGTCGATATGTCAATTCGTGCGCAGGAGCATGAGCTTGGTATTCAGAAATCATTAGATCTGCTGAGCCTCAAGGTAGGCATGGGTGCTGGCAGGTACAAGTATGACTCTGGAGGAGTCAAGACCGCGACAGAGGTTATCTCAGACAAGTCGGATCTCTATCAGAATCAACAGAAGCATTGCATTGTGATATCTGATGTAATTATCAATATGGTCCGTGCGGTATCGTTTCTTGATACTGGCGAAGCTATTGATGCGACAGTGGATTTTGACGATTCTATCATTGAGGATAGCAACTCACTCATTGATAAGAATGTTAAACTTGTGAATGCAGGTCTTCGTTCCAAGCTTACTGCAATTATGGAGATTAACAAGTGCTCTGAACAGGAAGCTCAGGAAGAATTAGAGCGAATCAGGCAAGACAATCAAATTACCGGACAGGATATTGATTGGACAGGAGGAGATGATGATGAACTGGACGAGGAGGACGATTCACCCGAAGAGAAAGAGGGTGAGGAGAATCAAGACCCCGATGATTCTAAGAGTGGCAAAGCGCCTGATCCAGGCGATAAGGAGTAGGTGGTAGTTTGTGAATATACTGGAGAACCAACAGCTTGCAGAACCTGTGGACGGCATCTATATTGATTTAGAGGCTCAAATATTACAGAATATCGCCAGACATCTACAGGGGTGGGAGCAACCCATTGATACTGACAGATGGCTGATGCAGAAGCTGGCTGAGATTGGAAAGCTTAATCAGGAAAATATCCGGCTGATTGCCAAGATGTCTGGATTAAGTCAGACTGCAACTGAAAGAATGCTGAATGAAGCAGCACAGGATGCTATCGACAATATGGAACCAGGACTCCGATACATGGCAAGGCGGGGGCTCGCTGAGGAAGCTGTACAGGCTGATAAGAGCAAGAACATGAAGCGTGTAGTGCATAGCTTCCGAAAACAGGCGAAAGATACGCTGAATATGTGCAACACAGTCATGTTGTACAAGGCATCTGAGAAATACAAGGGTCTCGTCAGCAATATAGCGCAGGAGGCATGGAACATTCTGAACAGTGGTGCTGGAGGAGTGGTGAGTGGTGTTGAGTCAAGACAGCAGGCGGTTAGACGGTGCATCAGACAGTTGAATGATAAAGGAATTCCGGCATTCGTGGATAAGCGCGGGCGAGAGTGGACCCCAGAAGCCTATGTGAACATGGCTATGAGGAATACGGCCAGAAGTACAGCCGAGGAAGTTCAGGACGCCAGGATACGAGATGCCGGGTGTCACTTGATACAGATCGACAGTCATTCCGGTGCACGCCCCAAATGCGCAAAGGATCAAGGCAAGATATTTGACTTGAACAATGGGAGCGGGTACACAGAAGATCTGCATGGAAAGAAGATTCAGTATTACCCTTGGAATTCTTCCAGCTATGGTGAACCGGATGGGATTCTTGGAATAAATTGCAGACACCATAAATGGCCATTTGTTCCGGGAGTAAATGTGCAGAGACATTTTCCTACAGAAGATATGGATGCAAATGATAAACTGTATAAGCAGACGCAGGTACAGAGAGCTCTTGAGAGAGAGGTCCGAAAGCAGAAACGGGAATGTATGATGCTGGACGCGGCAGGAGATCAGGAGGGGTTCGAGGAAGCTTCTGTAAAGCTCAAGCGGACAGAGAATAAGCTAAAGTATTACGTGAAAGATACTCCCGGATTACACCGCAGGACTGATAGGGAACAGATTGTAGGGTTTGATAAAAGATTATCTGCAGAAGCTGTGGCGAAGAATAAGAAAGTACAAAAAGAAGTTGCTTTAAAGATAAGAAATGATAAAATAAAAGAAGAACTAACAGAAGCAAAAATAAGAGGTGTTCCAAGAATTAATCCGGATAAGATAGATGTTTCGGAGTTCTCGTTTGATGCTGGACATATAAATGCAGAAAGAGAACATAGTGTTTCCAGAGAAGAGGCAGAAAGATTTATAAAAGAAGCGGATATTTCTCTTACTCGCTGGAATGGAAGATTTGTAAACTATTACGGACCTAATGGAGCCGTATACGTTGATACAGAAAATAATAATATTCGAACAGCATTTAAGAAAGAACAATTCGATGAACAAACATTAAAAATCAGGGAGGTGGCAGAAAAATATGGCATCAAAAAAGATTAAATGTCCGTTATTGGGGACTGAAATTGAAGATGGGATATGCTTTGATATCCATATGAATGTTGAAGGACTGGCACCTGATTGGACAATTCCGGAAGCGGTGCGAAAAGTCACTGGTTATAAGGAAATCTGTTTAAAATGTCCGAATCATAGGGAAGATTAACGCCACTGATCAGAAATGGTTGGTGGTATTTTTATACGCATTTTTAGGAGGTGATGCTATTGATTGCAATAAATATTACCAGAACTGGTCTGACGGTAGATGGCCATGCAGGATATGCAGAAATCGGAAATGATATCATTTGTGCAGCTGTATCAGCATTAACACAGGGACTTGTACATTCGCTCAAAGCGCTTACAGATGATGAGATCTCTTACCACATTGCTGACGGGCATATTGATATAGAATATAAGGATTTATCAGAAAAGGGGTGCCTTCTGGTAGATTCTTTTTTTATTGCCGTAAGTGACATACAGAGAACTTATGGTACTGAATACGTACAAGCTACGGCTGCCGACGGGCGTTAAGCGGAGAAATGGAGGATAATTATGAAGAACATGAACATGAAAGAAAGATACTGGACAATGAACCTGCAGATTTTTGCCGGAGACGGAGGAGACGATGATTCGGGAGATGAAGGCGGAGATGATGATAACGATGATCCAGGAGACGATGATGACGACAGTGACGATGATGAGCCGGAAGAGAATGAAAAGAAATTTTCCCAGAAAGATGTAGATGATGCCGTCAAGAAACGTCTTGCCAGAGAAAAAAGAAAATGGCAGAGAGAACAGCAGAAAAAGGCTGGAAAGAAACCGAACGGTAAGGTCAAGACCGGAGAGAGTAGCGAGAAAGAAGATGATGATACTGAAACACAGGAGCTCCGTGATAAGGCTGCCAAGGCAGATGAGATGGAGATGAAATGGACATGTCTGGAGCATGACGTGGATAAGGCTTGTGTGGATGATGTTCTTGCACTGGCCAGAGTGCACATGGCTAAAGATGAGGATATTGATATCGAGGACGCTATCGACGAGGTATTGAAGAAATACCCACAGTTCAAAGAATCTTCCAAGGATAAAGACGAGGAGGATGATGAAGAAGAACCAAGAAGCAAGTCCTGGGGACAGAGACAGAATGGCCGCAGAAAGAAAATGTCTGGTGTTGAGGCGGCGTTCTATTCAAAGAACCCAGGATTAAAAGATGATTAAGGAGTGATAATAGTATGAAATTTATGATGTATTTACAGCTTTTTGCACACGCACACCAGGAGCGCTGGTCTTCGCTGGTGGACAAAAAGCTCAGACAGACTCTTGTTACAAGAGATAACTATATTTTTAACACTAACTACGAAGGAAATCCAAAAGCCGGAAAGGTTAAGATTCCGGTAAGAGACACGGAAGTAGCGGTCAAGGATTATGACAAAGCTACAGGAGTTGACCTGGACAAAGGTTCGACCGGATATATTGATCTGGACATCGACCAGGACAAAGCAGTCAATGAGCTGATTGACGGATATGATGCCTCAGCAGTTCCGGATAATCTGGTTGCAGATCGCTTGGATTCAGCTGGATACGCACTTGCCTTGGAGATGGATAAGAAATCTATCAATATGTTGGAGACAACGGAAGGTATTAAAGTGTGTGCAACAAAAACAGCTGCTACAGATGCAAATGCATACAAACATGTGCTTGATGCCAAGACCTATCTGACACGAATTGGTGTTCCGACAGATGGACGATGGATGATTTGCTCTCCAGAGTTCATGGCGGTGCTGATGATGGACGACCACTTTATTCGCCAGGGAGATCTCTCTCAGAGAATGAAAGAGGCAGGTGCAACAGGAGCAATTGCTGGATTCGCACTGTTTGAATCAGGAAATACAATGGTTGATGATACGAAAACCGTTGCATCTAAGAAGACTACAACTGAATTTATTGCCGGTCACCCAAATTGGTGCCATCGTGTGCAGGAGTGGGGGGTGGATGTCCATATTCAGGATCTTGGTGGATCTGGAAAATATATCGGAGCTTCTGCAGTACAGGGTCGTAAGATCTACGGTATGAAAATCTCAAAACCACAGACCGTATATGTGAAGCGTACAGAGGCGTAAGGGGCTGATCTGAATGTATGTGGATGAAACATATTACAATGATGTATTCAAAGGGGAGCCGGTAGAATCTGCCGGTTTCTCTGTATTGTGTCAACGAGCCGGAGAGATTGTTGAGGAGCTGACGTTATACAGGCTTACAGAAGAGGGTTTCCCTATGATGCCGGAAACGACGCAGAAGCTTGTGAAGAATGCGGTGTGCGCACAGATTGAATATCTGGACGCGAACGGCGGGGCAGAGATGGATATGGGAAATGGAATGTCAGGAGCGACACTTGGCAAGTTTTCTTATTCGGGAACTTCTTCCGGAACTGGATCCACGGAACAGTCTATATTTTCACCGAGAGCGGAGAGAATACTCTGGCCGACTGGGCTGACCTATCGAGGAGGGACGTATTGATGAGACCAATTCCGAAAAGACTGTTGATTCACACAGCCACCCTGTATCAGCGAGTCAATGTGGATAAGTGGGGAAAGGGCGAACTGAATGGAGGACAGGAACTGTCTAACATCCGGATAGAGCCATCCAAACAGATTATCCGGGATAAGAATAATGCAGAGGTACAGTTGGCTGCTACGCTTTTCTATGACTGTCGCAACAGCAGACCTTCTGATGTTTCTTTTGAGGTTGATCAGATTATTGATTTTAACGGACAGAAGCATCAGATTAAGACGGTAGAGCCTCTGTATGATAATTTAAAACTGCATCATTACGAGATAGGAATGGTGAGATATGGCAAAGATTAAGACCCGGGTTACATTGCGAACACCACAGGCAGCTGCATTAATAAAGGCAACGAGTAACGAGGCACTGACAGATATGGGGTTACAGGCGTTGCAAGATGCGTCAAAACATGTGCCGCATGATGCGGGAACACTTGAAAATAGTGGATTAACCAATAGCGATAAAAAGGCTAAAAACGGTAAATTTGCTATGAAGTGGGAAGAACCGTATTCACAGTATCTATGGAATGGAGATGTAATGTATGGAAATCCAACAGAAAGGCGATATGGTCCTAAAAAGATTTCTTTCACGGATGCACTTGCACATGAGGAATGGGCGAAGTATGCAAGGGAAGTATATGGCGAACAATGGAGGCAAGTGTATCAGGCGGCGCTAAAAAGGAGGCTTAAATGATGCTGACAGAATTATTAGAACTAATTGCAGACACCGCAGAGAAGAACTGCAGTCTCGGCACGGAGATTTCCCTGGAAGAGCTTCCAAAAGATGGAGGCATATATGCTGAACTTGGTGAAGGATTCACGGAGTCTGTCAGTTACAACAAGCAGGAAGTCAAGATGATCCCGGTATTATTCCTGTGCCGGCATGCAGATCAGAAACGCTGCCTGGAACAACTGTGTGAGATTGCCGGATACCTGCAGGGATTAAAGAAGTATCCACAAGGAAAGACATTTTCGTGGCTGGACACAACAGTAGCAAAGGAACCAAGTAAGATAGGGCGAGATGAGGATGGGGTGTATCATTATTCCTGCATCTTGAACTGTAAAATATATTGTTAAGAAAGGGTGATATTATGAAGAACATGGATTTACAGATATTCGCGGAGCCAAATGTCCCAAGTAATCCGATTACTCCGGAAATCAACTATGAGACAGAGGCATTCATCAACACGTCTCCGGCAGAAGGACAGCCTACTTGGGCGTCGCTTGCGAATTTGACAACAAATATGGCGCAAAGCTTAAATGAGGTCATTCAACAGCTTACTTATTACGCCGACAAAGGCTGGGGATCCAGTGAGGTAACAGGTGCACAGCTTACATTAACGCTGACAGGCTCAGTGAAGCCAGGTGATGATGCGTGTGATTATATTTTGAGTGATGATGTGATGTACGGACTTGGCGAGAAGAGAAAGACACATATGAAGCTGCAGAAAGGCAAAAAGATAATTATTTGGCCGATTACACTGGCGAACATTACGCCGGCTTATGGGGATGCGAATAATATCAATTCACTGACTGTGACCATTCATGGTAATGGACGTCCGTCAATCGGTACAACAGCGTAGGGAGGGCACGGCTCTCCCTTTTTAGGAGGTAAAGATCATGGCATATCAGGCAAAACGAAACAAAAGATTTGAGGAAGACTTCGAACTGGTAGATGAAAACGGCGTTGTGCAGCACACATTAAAAGTATCCTTGGATGCAGATGATATGGTCGCGAAGATTAATCGGAAATACACGGCACTGGTCAGAGCGCTTTCAGATGTGCAGGAAATCAAAAGAAAAGAAGCCAGCAACGAACAGCTAAGTGATGCGGTCGAGATGCTTGGAAGAGCAGAAATAGACATGTTTGAAGCCGTATTTGGAGCAGATGGGACAGAGACCATTCAGCAGTTCTACAAAGACCATTATATCGAGATGGCAAAGGAAGTCATCCCATTTATCACCGGAGTTGTTATTCCAAGGCTTACTGAAATCAAGGCGGAGAATAAGAAAGCATTGGTGAGTCAGTATAATCGCGCGAAAAAGAGACGGAGATTCTGGTAATGGGAGTCTTGACAGAGCTTCCGTCCTATCGTATTTGCACAGACAAAGGGAGATTTGACATTAACCCGGCTTTTGATATTATCCTTGAGGTACAGAGGCTGTACAAAGAGGAATCGCTGACGGATTACGAAAAGATTCAACAGGCGTTGAGCATGTTGGTTCGAAACAGGTGGAATCTCAGGTTATTGAACCCGGCAGAACAGTTGAAGCTCATGCAGGATATCACAAGCAGATATATTGAAGTGGAAAAGCGCCCACAGATTAAGAAGAGTCCAGTTCCGGTATTAGATTTCGAACGGGATGGAGATTACATCTACGCTTCGTTCATGCAGGCGTACCAGATCGATCTGATTGACGAGCAGGGAAGATTACCCTGGAAAAAGTTCTTGTATCTGTTCAATGGATTGCCGGCGGATACAAAAATCAAACAGATTATGCGGATTAGGCAGATGCCGGTTCCGGAATACAACGGTAAGAATTCAAAAGAGATACAGGACATCAATGAGATGAAATCTTATTATGCTCTTCCGGTGCAAGGCGGAGGAGGACAGTCTGGATTAGATCTATTGTTCCATACATTGGAGGGAATGGCAAAGAGATGATAGCAGACGGAAAGAAAATTAAAAAAATAGAGTGTCCGCATTGCGGGCATAAACAGAACATATTTTACAAAACAGGAGCCAGTTGCAGAGGGCTCTTTTTTAAGTGTAAAAATCCAAACTGCAGAAAGGAATTTGAAATAAGACTATAAAAGCCATTGTGCCACTGTGCCGGCGAATGAATAAAGGCAGGTGGGGCAGGTGTCCAAGAATAGTGGCGGAGAAGTTACTTATGAATTAGTAGCTGATGACAGTCAACTTGAGTCAGATCTTAATGAGGCTGGAAAGAAAGTTGAAAAATCAGCCAAGAAGACAGCGAAGAAATCAGAAGATGCGGAAAAAGAAAGTGCTGAGGTAAAAAAATCTGTAAAAGAGGACGTTACCAAGAAGAATGAGCAGGAAAATGACAAACAGGAAAAAGATGATGATGATTCGTACCAGAACCGCGAGGAGTCCGCCAAGTCGCATGGATCCAAGCTATCGTCTATAGCATCAGGAACGGCTAAGGCTATAGGAGCTGGTATGCTTGCTGCAGGAACTGCAATTGCAGGTGTCAGTGTTGCTGCTGTGAAAAGTGCGAACGATATCGACCAGGCAATGAACCAATACATTGCCAGTACCGGAAAAAGTACCGAGGAAACAGAACGGTACAAGAAGGTCATGGAGGATATCTACACCAATAATTACGGGGACTCCTTCGAAGACATCGGGGAGGCAATGGCATCAATCACTCAGAATCTCGGTGATCTTGATGATGCGTCACTACAGAACGTAACCGAATCAGCGTTCGCATTGCGTGATACGTTCGGATACGAAATACCAGAGTCAACCAGAGCTGCCAAGGCTATGATAGATAATTTTGGTACATCTGGCGAAGAGGCAATGAATCTCATTGCTGCAGGTGCTCAGAATGGACTTGATTATTCCGGAGAGCTTCTTGATAGTATCTCAGAGTATTCTGTACAGTTCGCAAAAGTTGGACTGGACGCTGATGATATGTTCAAGGTATTCCAAAAGGGTGCGGAATCCGGAGCTTTTAACCTGGACAAGGTTGGTGATGCAGTCAAAGAGTTCTCTATCCGTGCCATTGATGGCTCTGATACGACAATTGACGGATTTAAGCGCATTGGTCTTAATGCTGATGAGATGGCAGCAAAATTCTCTGCCGGAGGTGATACCGCCAAAGAAGCATTTCAGGAGACAATTGCAGCTCTTGCGTCTATGGAAGACCCATTGGAACAGAATACCGCAGGCGTTGATCTGTTCGGTACTATGTGGGAGGACCTTGGACCCGAAGCTGTAACGGCATTAGCAAGTATTGAAGATGGAGCTTATGATACTGCCGGTGCAATGCAGCAGATCAAAGATATAAAATATGATGATATCGGTTCCGTATTTGAGGGACTAAAAAGAAGTCTCGAAGTATTAATCGTCCCATTAGGTGAGCAGTTGATTCCGCTTTTGGCGGAGTTGATTGATGATACGCTGCCATTATTGGAAGATGCTCTTCCACCGATTGTTGATGCCATATCAGATGTAATCGAAGCATTACAGCCAGCTATTGAGGACGTTCTTCCGGTACTGATGGACTCTCTTGCAGATATCGGAGAACCTCTTATGGATCTTGTGAATGAGATTCTTCCAGTGTTACTGAGTGCGATTAACGATATCTTGCCGTTAGCAGCGCAATTGGTTGGAGAAATCCTGCCGGTTATTACGAATCTGCTGAGTATGCTGCTTCCGCCGTTGGTGGAAATAATCAGCGCGTTATTGCCGCCACTCATTGAGTTGGTATCGGCATTGATGCCGATTTGCGAGTCGTTAATAGGTGTGCTTCAGCCGATTCTTGATTTATTTACAAGTCTTTTAACGCCGATTGTAAATCTGATATCTCAAGGATTGATTCCGCTGGTAAATGCAATTACGCCAGTAATACAGATTATTTCCAGTCTGATGATTCCGATTTTAAACAGCCTTGGAAGCGTGTTTTCCAGTGTATTATCTGGAATGTTGTCTAACACAACAAGTATTATTGGTAACATTACAAATATACTGAGAAACTTAATAGACTTCATCAGGAACGTATTTACGGGAAATTGGCGTGGAGCATGGGAAAACGTAAAACAGATTTTCAGCAATGCGGTGTCGGGCCTGGCTACAATTTTTAAGGCTCCAATCAATGCGATTGTAGATGGCTGGAACGGATTGGCTGGTAGCCTTGGAAGTGTAACTATCCCAGACTGGGTACCGGGAATCGGAGGCGGTTCCTGGAGCCTTCCAAAGATGCATCGAATGAAGATAGGTATGGATTACGTGCCGTATGATTTGTATCCGGCGTACCTGGACGAAGGCGAGTGGGTACTTACCAAAGAGGAGGCGGACGTGCTTAGATCTTATGGTGGCTTGGAAGGAATGATTGGAATGATTGACCGAAGCGCGCCGAGTGTCAATGTGAGCGTACAGGGACAGAGCAAAGATTTTGATTATGAAAAATTTGGACGAGCCACAGTTGACGCCATGATTGCGGCGGGAATTGGATTTAAGTGTGACGATAGAGAGTTTGCTAGACTAATAAAGGATTTGATTGATTATGTATAATATCTATTACATTGGAGCACAGAACTCTGAAAGAATTGACTTCTGCCAGTGGCCGTATATGGTCACTGGTGGAGACTTGTTCGATGGAGAGTTTGATGCAATTGAAGATGATGACAGGATTCAAGGGTGGGAAAGAAAAATCACCAGTAAAAAGCTAAATATAGAAATACATGCAGTTGGAGTGTCATTGGAGCAAGCTATTGATCAATTAGAAAATGTAGCTGAAAAAGATGTGTTGAATACAACGCCAGGACGACTCTATGTTGGATCCAGTTATATGAAAGGATGGTTGATTGGAACCACTAAGGATCGGTGGGTAAATGACATTGACAGTATCAGCAACGAACTGACATTTAAGAGTGATTATCCGTATTGGATTACAGAGGAAGAATTCCATTTTTATAAGCAAGGAAGTGGGAATGCTGAAAAAATGGAATGGCTGGAATTTCCATATAATTTTCCATATGAATTTTCTAATGTTAGGAACTTACAGTATATCAATAATAGCAATTATACAGCTTCGGGTTTTAAGATGATTATCTATGGACCGTGTATTAATCCGCTGATCCGGATTGCAGGACACATATACGAGCTTCGTACAACTCTGTATGAAGGTGAATATGCTGTAATCGATTCAAGTACCAGATATGCGAAAGACCGAAAAATTGTAAAAGTAAGAAATGATGGAACGGAAGAAAATCTTTTTAACAGCAAGAACAATGCAAGCTCTATCTGGGAAAAAATACCAGCAGGCTTAAGTATCGTGTCGTGGAATGGCGCGTTTGGGTTTGATATTATCTTGTTCAATGAAAGGGGGACGCCAAGATGGACTTCACGCTAACTGATATTTATGGCCGGGAAATGGGTCCGCTTGAACATTGTGGTGTCAACATGGTTCTTGGTACAGATAATGATTTTCAGATAACAATCCAGAATAGTCTCTATGACAAGGAGAGGCACGGAAAAAACTGCCGGTTTTTCTGCTCTGATACAGAGTATGGAGGCCTGATCAGGAACACGAACCCGATTACATCTGATAAGACGGTGAAACTTACCGGAATGACCTGGAGAGGTCTATTGAATCAACGGGCAATTAATCCAGCCAAGAATACATACGTCTATCTGAATGGTGAGGCAAATATGGCATTATCTACATATATTACAAAACTTGGGATGACTGAATTGTTCGAGGTATCCGGAGAAGATAGCGGGATTATCCTTAATAACTATCAAGTCCCATTGCAGACGATGCTATTAGATGCTTTTGACCAGGCACTTGCAGCGCAAGACGCAAGACTTGAAATTCGGTACAAACAAGGACCGGCAAACGGAAGAGGGTATGTATTGCTCAAAGCTGTGCTGATTACAGATCACTCCAGTAACATAGAACTGAATGAAGATGGTTCTGTAAAGCTGAATATCTTAGATTATCAAAATGGGGTTAATCATCTCATATGTCTTGGAGCTGGCGAGGTCGAGCAACGCCAGCAGGTAGATCTCTATGCGTGGCCAGACGGAAGTATACGAAAAGAACAGTATTATACAGGCATTGATCTGATAGAACAGTATTATGAGAATACGACCGTTGATACTTTGGCAGAATTGGAAGAGGAAGGCAGGGATAAATTTGAAGAATTGAAGAATTATAAACAATTAAAAATATCCGTAGATGATACAGATCTTGAACTTGGAGACATCGTTGGTGGCCGAGAGCGTATCACTAATATTTACATGGCGGCGCCGGTTATCCGGAAGATTGTAGATGTAACGGGAAGAGGTCGCACGAGCATCTCGTATAAGTTGAAAGGAGAAGAGTAATGGCAGAATTTATAACAACTACCCTGATGGACAGCTACGCAGGCGGTCCACATGTTACGGAGATACAGATTGGACTTGCAAATCAAGCAACCTTTGGCGCAGATGATTACGTGCTGGAAGGTGGGCGAGAATCTGAGGCGCAGGTGCTTACCAATAACAGCATCCGTGTATTTGATGCAGTGTATTGTATACAGGGACGCAGAGATGTGATTCCGGCGAGCGGATATACAGATGTGACGATCGCGAACGGTACGCAAGGCATGAACCGAAACGACATCATTGTAAGGAGATACAAAAAAAATGAGAGTTCCGAGATAGAATCTACAGAATATGCGGTCATCAAAGGAACACCGAATGCAGGAGTTGCTGTGGATCCAAAAGTAACAACAGGAGATATCCGGTCAGGAGCAACGCTGCATGAGATGGCACTCTATAGGGTGAAGATTACAGGGTTAAACATAACAGCAGTCGAGCCGATGTTCAATATTCTGAAAAACATGGCAAGTCTACAGAAAGAACTTGCTGAGATAAATAGCAAAATAGAATACCAATTGACTCCGAGCTGGAGCAATCCAACATATAAAATCTACAGAAGGAATGGAGTAGTGTATATAAATTATTATTGTGGAGTAAGTGGTGGACAAGCGGCAACAGCATATAAAGTTGCGACTCTTCCGTCCGGTATTGCACCGACAAATACAATAAAATCACAAGCATGGTGTGCAAACAGTGATGGAAAGCGATATAGTGCATCCATCGAAATTCAACCATCTGGTGTTATTAAATTTGTTGCCGGAAACGTATTCGTCGAAGCAGGATTTACAGTTTCATATCTGCTTTAACTTACAATTATGAAAAAAATTCAATGATGCAACAGAATTAACAATTATGAGAGAACGCAGAATTAGAGGAGAGATAAGATATGGCAATTAAAACAGTAAAATACACATTCAACGGCACAACGTATGACTTAACGTACAACGCCAACACAGAAAAATATGAGGCAACAGTGCCGGCACCTAGCAAATCCAGTTACTCACAAGATGGTCATAAATATGGAGGCTCTGTAACAGCTACAGATGCTGCCGGAAACTCAACGACCGTAAATCAGTCTCATGCCACATTTGGTTCAAGTCTGCTGCTTCGTGTTCTTGAAAAAGTCGCACCGACATTGGCATTCACATACCCGACCGCTGGCGCATATATTACCAATGCAACACCGGTTATTAAATTCAAGGTAACAGATAATGACTCTGGGGTTAATCCAGATACAATCGTTATCAAAGTCGACGGAACAAAAGTTACAACTGCATTCACAAAAACAACAATCACCGGTGGTTACGAGTGCTCATACACTCCAGGAACAGCATTGGCAGATGGTGCGCATACTATTTCAATCGAAGCATCTGATTTTGATGGAAACGCTGCAACAGCTAAGACAGTCACATTTACGATTGATACAATTCCGCCGACACTTACACTTACAAATCCAGCAGAGGGACTTATCACAAATAAATCCAGCCTGGTTGTATCTGGTAAAACAGATGATGCGACATCTAAACCTGTTACAGTTACAGTCAATGGAACGGCGGTTGCAGTTAACTCGGATGGTACATTCTCAAAAGAGATTAAGCTTGTCAATGGTTCTAATACAATTACAATCATTGCCAAGGATAAGGCTGGAAAGACAACGACTGTTACACGTACAGTAACACTGGATACTGTCGCACCGGTAATCAAGTCTATCTCACTGACACCGAATCCAGTTGATTGTGGTAAGACATTTGTGATTGCAGTTGAGGTAACAGACTAGGAGGCTCTATGGTTGCAAAAGTAATCGGCAAAGTAGATGGCCGAGAAGTTATCTATGAGAGAAGCACAGGGGACAAGTGGACGGTCACTGTCCCCTTAGACCTTGATGGAATGTATGTAGTAGAAGTTACGGCATATGATGAGGCAGGGAATATCGCATATTGTACGAAGATGTTACTGATTGTAGACCCGGCAACGTTATGTGTCGGCTTGGTGCCGTATGAATATACAGTGGAAGTGATCCAGGATGATTACATGATAGATGTTGTGTATCCAAATCATGGGAGGTGTTGTTGTGAATAGAGTAAGATTTATTCAAGGCGAAGATAAGCACGTTAAATTGCTTGTAAGAGCGCCGAATGATGAGCCGTTTACGATTCTTTCTGCTACATATATCTTATCAAGATTTGGTGAGGTGGAAGCAGAAGGAGAATGTGATATCAATGGCCATTATCTGGATATTAAGATGGAGCCGAAAAAGAAAACGAAGTCATACATATTAGAAATAACTTATGCAGTAGCAGATTCGGTGAGAAAAGCAAGGATAGAAGTGGAGGTAGTCTGATGCTTGAAATTACAAATGTGAAGTTAAGCAGGAACACGGTGAATACTGGAGAAAAGTATGTTATTTCCGTGGATATTAATGAGATAATAGATTATCCTTACGACTATCCTTACGACTTTCCTGTATCATGTACAAGAAAAGCAGAGCCTAAAAAGTAGGTGAACACATGGAAATTAGAGCAAGACCGTAAGGTCTTATTTTTATACGCAAAATTCAAGAATCGAGGTACATAGAGTGTATGTAGACGTAGAAACAATCATTATGGCTGGAAGTCTTTTGACAGCAGTAGTGGTTATTTTTTCTGCTGTTTTTGCGGTGTACAAGTGGTACTTAAAGCAGAATCAGCAGGATGTAGAAATTGAAAGAGTAAAGTCAGAACAGTGCTTGCTGACCTATGGAATTCTTGCTTGTCTGAAAGGACTTAAGGAACAAGGGTGTAATGGTCCTGTGACTGAGGCAATAGCCAAGATTGAGAAGCATATAAATAAGCAAGCACATGATCAGGAGGATTAGGTATGGATATTATGAGTTATGTAAGACCAGAGTTGTTAGTTGTAGCAGTGGTGTTGTATTTTCTTGGAATGTGGCTTAAGCAGGCTGCCTTTATCAAAGATAAATACATTCCGTTGGTGCTTGGTATTATTGGGATTTTTGTATGTGGAATCTACGTAGTATCGGTAGCAGCATTTGCAACCGCACAGGATATTTTATCTGCAGTCTTTGCGGCAATCACACAAGGAATACTGGTCGCAGGATTGAGCAACTATGTGAATCAAATCATTAAGCAGATTGGTAAGGAAGAGTAGAGGACGAATAATCGTCCTCTTTGCGCTGGCGCAAAAAGAAAGGAGAAGAAAAATGAAAATTGGGTTAAGAGGTGGACATAGTCCAAATTGCAAAGGAGCTATAGGAATCCTTGACGAACAAGCAGAAGTAAGAAAAATATATAATGCACTTGTACCAATGCTTCAAAAAGCAGGACATACAATTATTGACTGTAATTCGAATTCTGACAATGTAAATGGAGAATTGACAGAAGGAACAAACAAAGCGAATGAGAATGCTTGTGACATGTATATCACAATACACATGAACGCATCGTCCGGAGGGGTTGGAAATGGAACGGAATGTTGGTTGTACAATGGAGATAACGATGTTATGAATACGATTGCAGACAGGATCAATTCCAATTTCGCAGCAGAAGGGTATGGAAACAGAGGCAGAAAATATAGCACAGGCCTTCATGATCTGTGTGCTTCAAGCATGCCCGCAATGATTATTGAAACAATGTTCTGTGATAACACACATGATACTGAGTTATACAAGAAAATCGGTGCAAATGGAATCGCTGAAATGATAGCAAGCGGAATCATAGGAAGAGCAGTACCAAAAAAACAGAAACCTGAGCCAGTACAAATTGCTGGAACAGCAAAGAATAATGTTGGATTGTACTATCAGGCACATGTAGAAGATTATGGATGGCTTGATGCAGTGCACGATGGACAGATTGCAGGAACAACTGGAAAAAATAAACGTTTAGAAGCAATAAGAATCGACACAAGAAAATTAAAAAATGTAAAGCTAAAAGTTGTTGCTCATATTCAAGATATTGGAGACGTGGATTACGGATATATTGATCACAACACAATCATCGGAACAGTCGGAAAAGGAAAGAGATTAGAAGCAATACATATAATCTCAGAAGGATTAGATAAAAAGAAAATCTATATACAAGCTCATTACGCAAATGACGGGTGGGGAAAAACCGTACAAGGAAACGCGGGAAGCTACGGACTCGCAAAAGCAATGCAGGCGATTAAAATTTGGATTAAATAAACATGAATTGATTATAATTTAAGTTGAAGATTGTGTAATATAGAAATCCCCGGTAGAAATACCGGGGGAATATTGTATCATCTTATTAAATTTCGTGTTGCATTTCGTGTTGCAT